CAGTGGTTTCATTATTTATCCTCCTTTAGATTTTTAAGCTTATAGTCATAGCTACCTTTCTCATGTTCGTCGGTAATCCATTTAGCTGAATTTTCTACTGAATAAATTTTGCTGCTTACTAATCTATTAATTAAATTTTTGTTTGGATCAACACCCATAGACGCATCAAACATTTTAAGTCTATTATTGGGTTGTATAGCAAAATTACCATCTTCTAATTGAAGAACGTGACCACACTTATGTTGATCTGGTTTTTCAGCATAACCAAAATTTAATTCATTAAAGTCCCCTGCGCACCAATCTATTGTAAATAAATATTTACCTTTACGTTTGACCTTACGTCTAGATGTGTATTGCATAGTAGCACCAGCTAGTTCATAAAAAGTTGTAACACTTACATTGTAACTAAAACTATCCCACATTACTAATTCATCTAATGGTAATTCTTTTACACCTGGTTTAGTGCAGAAAGCTGAGATAGGTGCTCGCCACCACAGGCCACCATCTTCCATTAAAAAATGAAACATAGGAACTCTGTTTGGTATAGAACTAAAACCAAATACTCCTACTTCAAAATATTTATCGTGTGAATCTTTTTGATCTCTAAGATAATTTCCTCTAACGCAGCATTCTATTACTGGTATGTTTGCATTTAAATAAGCCATTATTGATAATCCCTTTGTTTAATCATTTCTAAGTAATGTATTGCTTTATCGATATCTTTTACCCCACCTTTTTCAGTGTGCCTACAGACATATTTAATAACCGAACCTTCTGCAAAAAGTATTTTATTTGCATTTATAAATTCTGCAGGTTGTATTTCCATATACATATAGTGTGATCCCTCTACTTGTTTTAAGTACGGGTTTTCTGGTTCTGGCGTGTCATCGGACATTCTATTTTTTTTCATATCTTAAACTCCTTAGATTTATTGTTTGATTTAATTAAATAAAGATTTTGAGAACTTCTAGTTGCACCAACATACCAAACCCTATACTCCTCATCTTGTTTTTCAGGTGATTTTTGTGCACCTTTTAAGGTATTGGTAGTTTGATTTAAAAATAAAACTACATTAGTCGCTTCTCCTCCTTTAGCTCCATGAATAGTAGAAACTTTTATTCTCGGGTCTGTAGTTAGATCTTCACCATTGGTGAGCATTGCATCAAGATATTCTATTTGAGTGGGGGAAACCTTAGTAAAAGCTTTTTGCCAAGGAAGAGTAAGGTCCTCTTCATTCATTCTCTCTAAAACTCTTTTTGATTGTATCTCTGGAACTTCTTCATCATTTCTCATTTTATTCCATACTTGTATATCTTCATGTAAAGATTTGCCAATACTATTACCTTGTGCAGTTTGAAAAAATAAACCCTGACGTTTTAAAAAAGGGAGAATAGGTTTTAGTAACGAGTTAGTCCTTGTTAAAATTAACCAGTCCCCTTTATTCATATCAATGTCAGATAATTTAAACCTTTCAATTACTTCACCACGTTCTTGTTTTGGTAAATAATCTTTTTGAATTCTATTAACACCTACCCTTGTAATAATATCTAAAGCTTTTGTTTGTATATCAATTGGTACTCTTTGAGATTTAGTTAATCTAACCTCATTTCCTTGCCATAATTGAAATGATTTAACATCAGCACCAGCCCATCCAAAAATAGCTTGGTCATCGTCTCCAGCAATCCATACTCTAGGATTGGCAGACGTGCTGTCTCTCATTATTTTATCTAACATGTTCCATTGCAGCTTAGATAAATCTTGAGCTTCATCTACAATAATTACTTGAAAACTTTTAGTGTCTTCAGCTTTTAAAAACTTTTCAATCATATCATTAAAATCTATTAGACCATAAGTTTTTTTAAAATTTTCTATCTCTTTTGCTATGGCATCTAGTTTAAATCTTTCCACCCAAGTAAGGTGTTCGTTTTTATCAAACTGTTCCAAAGGTGTAATTTGTTTTACTTTTGCTAAATTAATTAAACTTAAATACTCACTGTCAGATGAGAATATTCCATTCCATTGATTGGTTTCATGATTTGCATATTTAATTTGTATGCCACATGTCTCACCTATTTTTTTATAGTGTTCTTCTTGCATTACATTTTCTTCTTTTAATCCTAACTGATTAAAAGCAAATGAATGAAGGGTTTGAAAATAAGGTAAATCTTTTTTAGTTAGACCTACATTGTCGGCTAAAAATCTATCTCTAGCTTCATTAGCTGCTTTTCTAGTAAAAGCAAAGTATCCAATATTCTGTAAAGATACACCTTCATCAATATATTTCTGTACTGTTTTTAATAAACTTCTTGTTTTCCCCGTACCTGGAGGACCTATTACTCTATATTTTTTCATTAGTAATTACTCTCTTTTCTCTCCACTGGTTTATATTCTATCTGATCCAAATGGAGTTGTGGGAGTCGACAGACCTTTAATGTTTTACCTTCAACATTTAAAGAATGATTAAATTCTACTTGGCAATCTTTTTCTAATTGTCTTGCTATTCTTTCTTCTGGTATTTTCCAATTGTTTCCTAGATGCTGAATGAAAGCTGTAAATTTAAAGTAATGATTACCTTCATTAGTATAACAAGCTCCATTTTTAACCTGTCCTCTTTGTTTAGCTTGCGGACCATTAATGCAGTATTGATATAACTCATCTCTTAATCTGTCTGTAACTTGAGTTCCTTTAGGTGGATAAATTGTTTCACAACCATTTCTCCATTCATTTAATTTTGCTCTATAGTCTTTTGGTTTAAGGGGTTCAAAGTAAACTCCTGTCTGTTCCCAGATTAAATTTAAAACTTCTTTTTGTGTAGTCATTAGCTTAGTGTTAGCTATTACAACTTCTACCTTATCATCACTAGGCATTACTACCTGGAATCTATACTCTGGTTCTACATATTTTATAATTTGAAAATCAGTAATGTCTGGAAATACAGATATACCGTCTGATGAAACACCAAAAGGTCTAGAATAACAAAGACCTCGCATACATTTATCTTTGATAGGTTCTTCATAACAAGTATGTCCTGCTGTATCTTTTCTCCATGCAGCTATTTTAGAATCTAATTTTGTTTTATCCCATGGGTCTTCTAAATAACTATAGTTTGCTTTTGATACTTGATCTGGCCATTTGTCTTTGTATTTCTTTTTAGCAAAGACCATGTAGTTATACATAAATCTATCTCTACCATCTTCTAATTTAGTCTTAGAGCATAAAGCTAAACAAGGTGGACCATCATCAAATTCTGGGTCTGCACCTTTTAAAATATTACTGTGTGTTTCTTCTACAAGTTTTTCTAAATCTTTTTTACTTATTCTTGATTGTTCTGCAAATTTAATAAAAGACTCTAAATTTAATTTAGTATTGTTTTTGTCTAACGCATATCTAGTAGACTCACCGTTATTGTAGTAAGGTAAATTAATAAAGTTTCCTGGTTTGATGTCTCCTTTTTCGTCTTCCTTTAATTCTTTCTGTTTAGGAAAAATTTCTGTGGTAGGTTTTAACCCTAGTGGGAGGAGAAAAGCTTTTAAACCATCAATAAGATCTATTGCAGGTATTGGTTCTTTTAAAAATATATAACAATGTAATCCACCACTCTTAGAGAGTATTGGAATTAAAGGTAGATTGTATTGCTCAAATAAAGAAAGAAATTTTTCTACTTTAAAATCACCATAGTTAGGTGGATCTATATCTATGCAACCAAATTGTGCTGTTTTATTTAAAGTACATGGTTGAACACCTATAGATATTTTACCTTGTAAGTGATCCTTGTAGTCATTAATAGATAGAGGTCTCCCTGCCCATTCGTAATTGGGTTTAATTTTATTTTTATCTGTATCTAAAGAAGTTCTAGACATATCCGCTATGCCAAAATCTCCTCTATAGCCAGTAAACAGCTTTATAAATTCGTCTTCCATAATGATCCCGGGTCGGGACAGTTCCACTCTCGCTTCCCTGTCCCTTTCCTCTTGCGAGAAATCTAGTAATTAGATTTTTCTTGTGGTTGACTAGGTTCTACTGAAGCAGCTGCAACATTACTTTTATGTAATGCTAAATTAAAATCTTTAGCCATGCTATAGATTTCTGCATTCTCCACTGGTCTAACCAAATTTACGGTCATTCCATGCCAAGTAAAGTTACCTGTATTCTCTACAGAGTTTATTTTATAAACTCTAGAAAACGCAGGAGCGGGTATAGACTTACCTGATGTTTTTGAAACAATCATTTCATTATCCATCAAAGAGTTCCAACCTCTACTAGTTTTTAACTGAGTAGTTTTTAAAGACATTAAAGCCTTCTCTGGTCTATCTCCAAGTATAATTACAAAATGATTTGCTGTCTTAATGATTTCATTACCATTAGCCAACACATCTTTTGTACCACTTTTAGTAGTCTGAGCCATAACCTCTGGACCTCTGTCTGGGTGTACAGGTCTGCCTTCACTTTTGTCAAAGGGTGCCCATTCTGGGTATGTCATTTTGTAGAAACAAGGTATTACATTCATACCTTTCTCTCCACTATACAATTTTTTAGTAACTGTATTGTAAAACATTCCAGCTTCTGCACCTTCAACATATTTTGCATGTTTTTTTTTAGTTTCATAAGAACCACTTTGAAGTAGTTTTAGAAACGGTAAAGCTAAATCGCTTTTATCTATATTTTCTAAACCCATTCCTGAGTCTGCTTCAAAATCTAGAGTAGCTATCGCACCTTCTTTTTTGACTGTTAAGTCGCTTGTTTCTTGTGTCATGTTATTTGTTCCTTGTTATTTTTGTTTTGTTTCCCTTAAACAGGTTAAAATGTTCAGATGGCAAGTCTTGATTACTCTCGACTCGTTCTCTGTACAGTGCTTTGAGAGTCATGGGTTCAACTTTCATTTTTTGTGAAGGTTGATAACCGTTCGTCTCAGCAAGGCTAGCGTAATCGTTCGCCTTGTTATCTTCGCCACGACCAAAGGAAACAGTGATCTCGTTTTTAATTAGATCACCCAGGTCATTATCTCGAAGCCATTTGTAGGCACCTTCCTTACTTGCTACAGGAATACTGGCACCATAAATCTCTTTTACTTCTATGGCTGAACCATCAGTAAGTTTAAGAGTTTTTAATTTCATGTCATTCATTATCTCTGGAATAACTTCCTCGGATATCTTGTCGGCAGCTTCTTTCTTTTTCTTTAGGTTTTCTTCCATGATTTTTACCTCATCTTCTAAAGCTTGCAACCTGATAACATAGTTAGATAAACTTCTAACATTTTCTATTTCGTTTACTTGTTGAGGAGAGTCCTCCTCAAATTGTTGTGCTAGGTCTTGATTACTCATCTATTTCTCCTTTCTCGTATAGATCAAATTCTAAAGGGTAGTAAGTATTTTCTTGTCTGTCCCATTTTAAACTTTTAGCTCTACCATTATTTACTTTTGCAATGACAGCACCAACCATAAAAATTATTTGTGGATCTCCAGACAATAATAAATAATCATTGTCATTAAAATCTTTTAACAATCTTTCTAGTTTATGTTTTATGGGTCCTGGACTCATAACTACTTGACTATCTTCCCTTAGAAGAACTTTTAATTTACCATATTTCTGAGCACCAATAATA